ACTGAAAATTGCAAACAACTCGAAAGAAAGTTTGAACAATGGATGTTGGAAATCGACAATATGGCAATCGTGCCTGGTAGAATTCCTTCTCCTTATCGACGTATCGCAACTCAGATACCTGTCGCTGAATTGGCAAAATCCAACATCTTCGAAGCCCCAAAGAAAATTTCTTCTCCGCAAGTTAAGAAAGAAAACAACAAGAAAATTTCATTTAAACCAAGTTGTGAAATCAATTCAGTCATACCACCTCAACCTTTACCCGAAGGAAGGGACTTTGATTTCGAAAGTTTTTTGTCTTTCGGGCCTTCACCTCGTAAATTGGAAGAATCTAGTATTCCACAATTATTCAAAATCGTAGATGTTGCTAAATCCCACAAACAAAAAGAACAACAAGGAAAGAAATCCAACAGTAAACCCAGCACAGCCGGTCTTAAAGATTCTAAAGAATCCAAGAAATTCGTCATGCCTGAAAAAGAAAGATTTGAAGGTATTTTTGGTGAATATGCTAAAGCTCCATATGGTCGTGCCGAAGAATTGAAAGTCTATCAATGCAATGATAGATTCCACAATTCAACTGTTGAGGAAAGAACTTTCATCATTCCATCTGCCAAACACTTCCCCACTAATATTATTCTAGATTATAGATACAAAAAATATCTACCTAGAGTACGGGGGGTTTTAATTGTGTTTGACGAAACTACTTCCACCCCTGAATTGAAAGAGGAATTCAAAACTATCTATTGTGACATTTCTGGAATCGATCCAGTAGATTTTGTTGAACCTGAACATTTCTTAGAATGTCCGCTGTCTCTAGAGATCATGCCTATGTGTGATTCCATCACACCTGCCGCGCCTGAAGAGAAAGCTGAAGCCTTCAAGGATAGAATTAGTAGATTGAGAGAAAGGGCCAGGATAGCTGGTGGTGATTGTGTCTCTATGAGAGCCGATGTTTTGTTTAACAAAGCATTACCACGTGAAATGGAAAGTCGAGAGTACACTTTTATTGAGAATGATGGTAATCAATACATCTACAGATACACTCAGCTTTCTCACCATACACAATCTAATGATATAAAATCTGGTGTCACGCAGGTTTCTGATAAAATGGATGTTAATTTTGAAGTTTACACAATCAAGCTGGAAATCTACCAGGTGATGAACTATTTCTTCATGAATGCAAACAATCTTAAATCAGAACATGTCTTCAAGACCACCTGCAATGTTTTGTTTACTGAACCTTCGACCTCTTCTACTACAGCTAAAGCTTATTACGCTTCTTTAGCCCGATTTGGTACTTATGTTCAAAACAACATTAATGAAAATCCCAACCCCGAATTAGCTTATATTTTACTTATGCAACCTGGTGTTTATAAGAAAAATAATGAAGGTGTTTGGAATATTCTAGGTGTCACTGAGACCATCAATTTCAAAGAAGAAAATTGTTTAGGATTATTAAAGTTATGGCAACGATTCAAGTCTGAATCCTTACTTATGCCACAACGATATTCTAACCTTTCCGACATTGGAATATTATCATTGGCTTCTTGGGGAGTCTCTACTTTAATTTCAGCTAAATTAGGTCATATAGGTCCTGCAAATTGTTATCAATACTTACCGTTACATAACATTGCTACCATATGTGGTTTACCCATTACTGCAGCTGCACTCAAATTGGGACTACATAATATACCTCTTACTGCCCGATACATTCCGTTTCTTATCCCCGTGGAATATGTAACTTCAAGATATTTCATGGCCAAAGGACAAGGTCATCCCATGCCACTCTCTACTAAATTAGCATTGAGTATGGCAGTTTCTGCACCCTTCCCATTGTCCCGTTTCAAAGACTCTGGAATTCTTCCTCCAATGTTTTTCCGCCCTTATGCTACTCGTGCTTTCTTGCATCCCCACATGCATCATGCATTGCAAGAACAATCTTCCAATTATTTTAAGTATTTGGCAGCAGCACCCATAATAGAAGAAGTGGTTAAATCTATTCATTATGTAGTACCAACTGTGTTTGCTATTGCTGAACACATACTCTACATTAATACCAATAGAGAAAGCAACATCTTTTGGAGAATCACTGGTCATAATGTCTTTTCTCTACCTACCCATCTAATGAGTGCCTTTGGTGTTCG